ACCCACGGACCAAAGAAGAGTATTTGGTCCGTATCAGACTACATAAAATTGAAAATATAATTAGAAAGAGATATGGTGATATTTATTATCTCACTACAAAAAATGTAGGTGGCATGGTCGTAGATGAGAAAGGAGAAGAACATGATATGTTTCAATTGCAAAGGGAATGGATATCTAAAGCTAAATTGGGAAGGAGAACAAAGCATTGAACAATGCAAAGTATGTAACTCGCAGGGCGAAACAAAGGATGATGAACACTATAAGCAGTCTTGGGACGACGGCTCAGGGGCATGCAGCGTATACTACGGTCCGCCGCTTGACGTCGAAGGAGATGAAGGCTTTAAAAACTACAAAATTTATCCAATCGAGCCCAGTATCTACAATTAGAAAGGGTAAAATCCCTTTTTAGTTGCGGAAGTTCCATTTTTGTACTATTTTCTTGGGTGAAATATTTTCATTGTTTCACTCCCGAGAGTGCCCCTGCACTGGTATCGCCAGGTGGGGGCGCATAAAAGGAAAGGATAGTATGAAGTCTAAACACGAAGAGATACTAAAGCAGAGAGATCTTTTGGACGTGATCCTCGCATCACGGACCAACCAGTACGACAAAATACAGAACATGAAACTAATGGATTCCATTTACTTTAAGAAAAATTTGCCCGAGAATGTGGTGCTTTTTCCGTTACAAAGGATAAAACGCTATGTACATAGAACTACCAAAGAGCCCAATAAGAAAAATTTATAAGTGCGGTAATTGTAGTAATTACCACTTCAAATTCTTTGACCCCAAACATGACAGAACATATACCCCTGAAGAATGGGAGAAAATTATGATTGATGGTCGTGAGGCACTAGACAAAGCATTAAGATTAGTTAGAGAAGATCCAAAGTTCTTTTCATAAACGGCTACCTGTATAGATGTATTTACTAGAAATATTTATTGATAATATTTTTTTGTAAATTAGAAGTAACCAGGTAACCAGGTAACTTACAGCAGAATACCTACCTTTTTTAGGTTACCTCTAGTTACCTCAAATAATTACAGGTAACCAATAATCTATATTTTACGAAAAAAACTCGCATTTCTAGGAAATATTTGTATTATAAATATAATTTTGAAGAAAACATCTATAGAATCGGTGCATTATGGAAGAAAATAAAGAAGTATTTATACCAGAACCTTTGTCTGAAGCTCTGTACAACCCGAAGCTGACACAAAAACAGAGGAAGTTCGTGCTTTTGTTAGTTCACTCTGAAGGTTTGAAGTCTGCATCGCAGTGTGCAATAGAGGCTGGTTACAGCAAGAAGAGTTCCAGGGAGCTGGCATCCAGGTTACAGAACCCTGAGCATTATCCTTTGGTTGCAAAAGCTATTGATTCCGAAGTCAGAGCTAACGTTGAAAGGTATAAGTGTAGTCAGGAACGTTCATTAGCTACATTGGCTAGGCTTAGAGATCAAGCGTCATCTGCTGGTAATTACAACGCTGCCGTAGCTGCAGAGACCAGGCGTGGTCAGATAGCAGGTTTGTATGTTGATAAGAAAGAGATACTAACTGGGACTATCGATTCAATGTCTAGAGAAGAGGTAGAAAAGAAACTACAGGATCTCAAAGAACAATACAGTATTGAAACTACGTTTGAAGAAGTAAAAGAATTAGAAAATAAGTCTTGACTATAAGATTAGTTGGGAGTATATAGTAAAAATGCTCGTAGGCGAAAGCAGTCTGCAAAAAAACAGGTGCCTACAGCATACAAAAAGGAGAAAGTTATGCATATAGATAAATACGTAGTAAACAACATTGGTACAAAGTGGACTAATGGTAAGAGTAAAAAGAATCAGTTGTTAGCTAGTCTTGATGGCACAGATGGTATTGACTTGAAAAAGTTAGTGCCTTTGCTAGAGCAGTGGCATGAAACAGTCAATGGTGAGTGGGCTACAAGAGATATTGAGTTGATAATTAATGTAAAGGATAACAGCAATCATGTCTAAAAATTATGATTACACTTATATCTTTGATGGTGTGTATCCGCTAACGGAGTACACGCCATTACCTATGACAGAGCAAATGTTTTGGAGTCGTGTCGGTTGGTTACAACAAGCTATGCTCAGAGCAGATAATTTTGAGTTTCGTCTTTTGTGGTTTAACAAGTTGCAAGAGTTGATGAAGTTACAGCCATGAAGTTAAATGGTCGTGAGGTAAAAGATGTGGATTGTTATGCACAACACCCAGAAAGATATACGTCTACATTCTGGTTAGGTTTCTGTTTGTTGGGAGGCTACAAGTTTTTTGTTGTACTGGTGCTTCTCCTTCTTTGGTTGATTCTTTGAAAGCAGAATCTAAGTTCTGGCACTCCATTAAGGAAAATATGCCTGGCATATTCTTTACAAGATTAGAGAGTTGGGCGACACCAGGCGTCCCAGATGTGTATGGTTGCAAAGATGGTATAATGTTCTTTTTGGAGTTGAAAACGTCAACAAACGTTAAGAAGATGAAGCTGAGTCCTTTTCAGAAATCGTGGCATTTTAGCCATGCAAAACAAGGCGGAAGAAGTTTTATTCTGCATCAGACCCTCTCTCCGAGATTGATCTGTGTATTTCCGAGTTCCATTGCAGTCTCCATTGCAGCGTTGTCCCCCGATAAGGCAAGTAAAGTATGGGCCGTCCCCGCCGACCAGGCAGCGTGGACAGAGATGGCTGATTACATTCTCCATTCTCCATTACCGAAGCCGCCCTCTGGCATTACATAGTAAAGTTTGGACTCACCGTCTGCAGCTGGTGCAGCTCACCAGGATCTCCATTGTCCATTGTCAACCGTTACTTCCCGTTACCTGTGTATAAGTAAGTTCAGGGAAGGCGACACCTGCTGACAGCCGTGGACAAAAGTTACATTAGCTATTGACTATCGAATAAGATGGGACTATATAAGTAACAGGAAGCGGTGAGACTGAGTTCCCAAATACATTGAATAGGGAGCGACTTTGAGAAAAGTTACCAATGGTTTGTCCACCACTTCCTACATAGAAAGGAAGAAACTATGACTGAAGCATTAAAGAAAGATTACGAGAAGACATGCCAGGAGCGTATTCAAGAACAATGGCAACAGAGGCAAGAAGATTTGCAAGACCCTGAGTTTGAAGGACTCGGATTCGATTACGTAGAACCGCATACATTCACCGACCAGCTGGAGGGATACTGGCGTTGGCAGTTCTCCTGGGGCGGGCCCAGCGACGAGCTGCGTGCATATGTTAACGAACATAAAGAAATCCATCGCCTGGAATACTGGTTCATGGACTGGATGGACGGTGCTAAGATAGACCTTACTCAGGAGAGACCAGAGTGGTCTGGGCTTACTGTGGGACCTGAATGGCAGAGGATGCAAGAGATGATTGGCGCATCATGATGCATTACCTGCTGCTATTCGCATTAGTCTACATTGTTGCATTGCTGCTGGCTCCGCAGCAGGTGCTTACTACTACAGTCGTGCTGGGCACCGCCGTGTGGAACCTGCTGAATGGCTTCTCCATCTCCATCTTCATGTAATGGTCGTGGGTATCTATAGTAGTAAGTTCAGGAGTCCCCAGCGGGAGTGGCGTGAAAAAAAAATAAAAAAAAGATTTGACAATTAAAATGAAATGGGATATAAAGGGATAATTAACAGAAAGACGAAAGGATAATAAAATGTCGAAAGCAGTTAATATATTAGAAGTGCTAGAAAAAGCTCATGAGAGCCAAGCTAGTGTTAGTAAGAAAAATAAACAGGCAATCATAGATGCCTATGGTCGTGCCTTAACTATGAAGAAAGTATTAGACGACTTCATAAAAGTAAATCGTAATCTTATCATTGATATGGGAGTTAGTGAAAATGCAAATCTATTGCATGGAAAGGATTACTCTATTCATGTTTCGCAGAAACTATCCGTTAAGGTTGACACGAATCTTGTTAAGGAAAAACTTGGCGAGTTGGAATACCATAAATGCAAAGTGCCAACGCAATATAAACAAATACAAGCTTTGCCTATTGAAGAGGCAACGGTTAGAAGAAATAAAAAAGCAACGATTGAAGAAGTTGCTGATTTCAGAATAACTGCCTAGTACCGATAAATTGCCTAGTCAGTTCCATTCCATCGCCCAATGTGGCGATGGAAGTTCCTATATAGTATAAGTTAGCACACCCCACTTCCGTACCACAGTTCCATTCCATTACAAACCTTACTTCGTAAGTCATGTAATAGTAGTAAGTAGTTGCACCACCCACGGAGTTGCGTGGAAAAAAAGTTTCGATTGTTCTTGATTATAAAATAAAATGGGAGTAATAAGTTATTAAGAAAGGAGAAATCAAAATGCCAGATAATGATGACCTAAGAAACAGATTAGTTGCCTTAGAGCAACAGTTAGGACTAACAACCAGAAATGATAATCATATTCAAGCTAATACTGATACTAATGTTTCTGCTAATATTAATTGGCGCGCTTTATATAAGTGGTTAGAAAGTGAAGTCGAAGAAATGATCTTTGATCCCAACGCGCCACAGTACCTTAAAGATTGGGGTACTAAAATATTAAGCGAGGCAAGAAGTAAACTAAATTTATAACAGTTACCCACGTGGGCTGGCAAAAAGCGGGTAGTTATACCCGCTTTTTTTATTTCACCACCAGTTCTTCCAGGCAGCAGCGTAGAATTTACCAGGCAGCAGGTGATACCTGTCAGGTTACCCAAATCAACATTAGGTACTTACAACCAAGACCAAACACCATATCTTGTATTTAAAAAGGGTACACCCCCTGTTTCGCAGTCGCGCGTGCAGACGCAGTAAAGTGTAAGTTTTACACGAACACAGATTATGATATAACTTTTTTTATGAATCAAAAGCAAATCCCAACGGAAGTTCTAAAATACGAATTAAGGAAAATGCAACTAAAACTGTCAGAGGAGTCCCGTTCCTCCTATCTTACTTTTGTAAAAAAAGTTTGGCCTGACTTTATTGCAGGTTCACATCATAAAATTTTTGCAAAAAAATTAGAAGATGTTTCACGTGGAA